TAAATTAAGAAGTAAAAGAGATAAACAATTATTAGCAAGTGACTGGACACAATTTAATGATAGTCCACTATCTGATGCAAAAAAACAAGAATGGGCAACATATAGACAAGCATTAAGGGATTTACCATCAACACATCAAACAACAAATAATATTGATGATGTTATATTTCCAACTATCCCTGAATGATTTAAAATATATAAAATAGGATTTTATTATGGCACAACACGATTACAACATAGCAAACCAATCAGGTGCAGACTTTAGAGCAGATTTAAATAATGCTCTTTTAGCTATTGCAACTGTTAATAGTGGCTCGACAGAACCATCAACTACATTTGCTCATCAATTATGGGTAGATACATCTAGCAGTGTATTAAAGATCAGAAACGCTGCCGATAATGCTTGGGTTACTACAGGTGTTAGCATTACTGCATCTAATACATTTACTGGCAATTTAACAGGAAATGTTACTGGTAACTTAACAGGTAATGTTACTGGTAATGTCACTGGTGATTTAACAGGTAATGCAGATACAGCTACTACACTTGCAACTGCAAGAACTATATCTTTATCAGGAGATGTTGCAGGTTCAGCTTCTTTTGATGGTAGTGGTGATATTACGATATCAACTACAGCACAAATTGATTCAATTACTTTAGGTACTGATACTACAGGTGATTATGTTGAATCTATGTCAGGTGGAACTGGTGTAACAGTAACAGGTGGAACTGGTGAAGGTTCTACTCCTAGTGTTGCTATAGGACAAGCTGTAGCTACAACTGATGATGTTACTTTTAATATAGTTACAGCTACTGAAGAATTTATTGGTGATATTGATGGTGCTGTTAGATTTACAGCTAAAACTGATGAAGCATTATCTAAAGGTGATGTTGTTTATGTATCAGGTGTTTCAGGAAACACAACTACAGTAGGTAAAGCAAAAGCTGATGATGCTTCTAAGATGCCTGCATTTGGTATGGCAATAGAAGATGCTAATGCTAATAACAATCTACAAATAGTTACTTTTGGTAATTTAACATCTATAGATACATCTAATGAGTCAGTAGGTGAGATACTTTATGTATCTACAACAGCAGGTGAATATACAACTACAGCTCCAAGTGGAGAATCAGCACAAATACAAAACATAGGTAAAGTATTAAGAAGTCATGCTGTTAATGGTTCTATCAAAGTAGGTGGTGCTGGAAGAAGCAACGCTACTCCTAACTTAGATAATGGCAAGATATTTATAGGTAATGGCTCTAATCAAGCAGTTACATCAACACTAGATACTTCTATAGTTGTTGAGAATACTAACCTTTACTATACAACTGCAAGAGTAAATTCTGCATTTGATACTAGGTTAGCTACCAAAGATACTGATGATGTTGCAGAGGGTACTACTAATTTATATTACACATCAGCAAGAGCAAATACAGATTTTGATACTAGACTAGCCACCAAATCTACAACCAATATAGCAGAAGGCTCTAATTTATATTACACAACAGCTAGATTTGATTCAGCTTTCACATCTAAAGATACAGATGATTTAAGTGAAGGGGACAATCTTTATTACACTCAAGCAAGATTTGATTCTGCATTTGGTAATAAAACAACTGCAAACCTAACTGAAAACACAAATTTATATTACACAGATACAAGAGCTAATTCAGCTATTGATGCTAGAGTTACTAAAGCATTTGTTGATGCTCTTGGAATACAAGCTACTAGTGTTGCTGCTGATTCAGTTGCATTAGGAACTGATACTACAGGTAATTATGTTTCAACAATAACAGGAACTGCTAATAAGATTACAGTGTCAGGAAGTGGTAGTGAGTCTGCAAACATAACTCTATCACTACCTGATGATGTGCAAATTGCATCTGATTTAACAGTAGCAGGTAATTTAACTGTTAATGGTACTCTAACTTCTCTTGATACTACTAACCTAGATATAGAAGATAACTTATTCCAGCTTAATGCAGGATTAACAGGTAGTCCTGTAAATGATTCAGGTATGCTTATTAATAGAGGTACTGCTGATAATAGTATCTTTATGTGGGATGAGTCTGCTGATAAATTCACATTAGGATTAACAACAGCAGATGGTAGTGCTACAGGTAATATTACACTAAGCTCACTTGGTACTTTAGTTGCAAATATTGAAGGAGCAGTTACAGGTAATGTAACAGGTACAGTTTCTAGCCTATCTAATCACGATACTGATGATTTGGCAGAAGGTACTAACCTTTATTATACTCAAGCAAGATTTGATTCTGCTTTTACTGCTAAGTCTACAAGTGATTTATCAGAAGGAACCAATCTTTATTATACTGATGCTAGATTTGACACAAGATTAGCAACCAAAGATACTGATGATGTATCTGAGGGAACAACCAATCTTTATTATACTGATGCAAGGTCAAGAAGTGCTATATCTGCAACTGGTGATATTTCTTATAATAGTTCAACCGGTGTTATTAGCTTTACTCAATCTACTGCTCCAGTAACAAGTGTAAATACACAAACTGGTGCTGTTGTACTAGATACTGATGATATAGGAGAAGGGTCAACTAACCTTTACTATACTAATGCAAGAGCAGATGCTAGGGTTAATTTACAAACAGGTGCTAACTTAGATTTAAGTTCTAAATCTACATCTGATTTATCAGAAGGAAGCAACCTTTACTATACTGATGCTAGATTTGATACAAGACTTGCAACAAAAGATACTGGCGATTTGGCTGAAGGCTCTAACCTTTACTACACTGATGCTAGAGTACAAGCTGTTTCTATTAATAATGTTGTAGAAGATACAACTCCTCAGCTAGGTGGTGATTTAGCATCTAATGGTAATGACATATTATTTGCTGATAACGACAAAGCAGTATTTGGAGCAGGTTCAGATTTACAGATTTATCATGATGGTTCTAATTCAAGAATACAAGAAGGTGGAACTGGAAGTCTTTTAGTTAGAGGAACAAACTTACAATTACAAGATTCAGACGGTTATGACTATTTAACTTGTACCGATGGTGGTAATGGTGGAACTGTTGCCTTAAAACATTTAGGCTCAACAGTTTTTAGTACAACCTCAACAGGCATAGACGTAACAGGTACAGTTGAACTTGATAATTTAACAATTGCAGGTGCTCAAGGTACTGATGGTCAAGTTCTTACTTCTACAGGAAGTGGTATTGCTTGGGAAGATGCTTCAGGCGGAACTGCAACTACTATTAATAACAATGCTGATAATAGAGTTATTACAGGTAGTAATACTGCAAATACATTAAATGGTGAAGCTAATTTTGTATTTGATGGCACTAATGTTGGAATTGGAACGACTTCACCTGACCATTTACTAGAAATAGAAACAGCTAGTTCAAGTGTTGCACCAAAATTAGGATTTAGAAATACACAAGCAGGTGTTCAGATAGGGATGCCAGCTAACACAAATGCTTTATATTTTGTTACAGGCGACAATGAAAGAATGAGATTGACCTCAACAGGTCTTGGAATTGGAACTACATCAAATGATGGAAGACTTCATGTTGTTGATGATACTGCTAATCCTCAATTAACAGTTCATAAGAATTCTAGTGGTGTTTCTGATGCGATGAGGGTTCGACATGGTAGAGGTCTTAGTGGTTTTAGTGGAACAGGTATTTCTTTTAGAAGAAATGATAATACACAGGTTGGTGCTGTAGTTATAGGCTTTACAAGTACAACATACCAAACATCTTCAGATTATAGATTAAAAGAAAATGTAGATTATGAATTTAATGCTTTAGATAGAGTTGCACAATTAAAACCAGCTAGATTTAATTTTATAGAAGATGCAGATATAACAGTTGATGGTTTCTTAGCACATGAAGTACAAGATATAGTTCCTCAAGCTATTACTGGTGAAAAGGATGCGGTTGATGATGAAGGCAATCCTGAATATCAAGGCATTGACCAAAGCAAACTTGTACCTCTTTTAACTAAAGCTATACAAGAACAACAAGAACTTATAAATAATTTAACAGCTAGGATAGAACAGCTAGAAAATTAGTATATAATTTAATTAAAATAAACTTATAGGAGAGTTAAATGAGTAAAGATGATAATAAGATGGAAAACCAAGAACCAGTAATAATTACATATAATGGCACAGAGTACAGAGCTTCAGATTTAAACGAAGAGCAAATGGCACTAGCTGCCAAGCTAAACATTGCTGGTAAAAAACTAGCTAGACTGCAAGAAGCATACGATGACTATGTCATTACTGATGAATACAAGAATCTTTGTATCCAATCATTTGATAGAGCTATTAATGCTGAAGATGTAGCTGAGGTAGTTGAGGAAGAATAATGCCAACAAGAAAGACTGCCAACGATGTACATTCAGATCTTAGAGTTCATGAAAAAATGTGCGAAGAAAGATGGAAAACTATTTATAAAAAAACTGATGATCTACAATCATCAATAAATGGTATGAGACTTTGGTTAGTTGGTGGTCTTACAACAATTATAGCTTCTTTAATAACAATTATTGTTAGAGGTTTACTTTAACAAAAATTAATTTATGATAGACAAACTTATTAAGCCAGTCGGCGACATTTTAGATAAATTTGTTGCTGATAAAGATTTAAAAATTAAATTGTCTCACGAGCTTGAAAAAGAAATTATTTCATTAAACAAAGCACAATTAGAAGTAAATAAAGTTGAAGCAAAACACAATAATATATTCGTTGCAGGCTGGCGCCCATTTATTGGTTGGTGTTGCGGTCTATCACTCTGTTATCATTTTATTTTAGAGCCAGTTATACAATATATTCTTATTGTTAATGGGATTCAATTTGAAACACCTGAATTTGATTTTAGTCAATTATCTACAATCGTTATGGCTATGCTTGGTATGTCCACATTACGTACTTACGAGAAAACAAAAAAGTAAAATGAAAGATCTTGTAAAAGAACGATTAATACAATGGGAAGCATTAGTGTTAAAGCCGTATGAATGCTCTCAAGGTTATACAACAATTGGCGTTGGAAGAAATCTTGAAACGAATGGTATATCAAAAGATGAGGCTATGTATCTTTTAGATAATGATATTAATAGCGTAATAGAAAAATTAGATAAGCACTGGCCAGTATGGAATACGTTTCCTGAAGATGCAAAAGCTATTATTATGGATCTAGTATTTAATATGGGCATAAATACATGGCTTTCATTTCGAAAAACTAAAGCTTATATGGAGCTAGGAGAGTGGGAAAAAGCGGGTAAGGAATTATTAAATTCTAAATATGCACAACAAGTGGGAAGACGTGCAATATTTAATTCAGAAGAGTTAAAAAAATGCCAACTAAAAGTTCAGACGAACATCAAAACAATTCTCGAATAGGAGCATTTGCAGAATCTTTAGTACAGACTTTCCTGCTGGAATATTGCGACTTCTGCTTTCCATGCCAAGACAAACATCCGGCTGATCTAATATGCGAGCTTGGGCCTGCTATGTATACTGTTCAAGTTAAAGCAAGAAGCAAAACGCCAGAAGGTAAATATGTTTTTGTTTCAGATAATTCTAGGAATCAAAGCCAGATATATAAAAACTATCATTGCGATATTCTTGCTTTTGTGTTTATGCCAGAAAAACGTATTTTATTCAAATCTAATTGCAGCTCGCAAACCTATTTTACATTCGATAAAAAAATTATTACTGATACTTTAGAAATAGATTCATTTCATGAAACGCTTCAAAACTTATCATCAGTTCCTGTCGTTCGACCGATCATAAGTGAGGCTGATTAAAATATGGAGATATTGAGTAAGGAGTAGTATTATTTTATTATCAGCCTCTTAATCATTCTACTTTAAACGCCTTAAAGTTAATACGAATAAATACATATAAAAAGGTATACAATTATATATTTATAGGTGTATAATATATTTATGTTAAATAAAAATAAGGAGTTAAATAACATGAGTAAACAAGATTATATAGAAATAGCCGATATTATCAAACGCAATATGAGAGGACAATTTGGTTTTGGTAAAGATGTATATGGTGACACAATATATGATATTTCGCACCCTGATAGAAAAAGTATGATAGATCAATTATGTGATTATTTTAAAAAAAATAATTCAAGATTTGATGCAGATAAATTTAAACAATATATAAATTCTAAATAGAGGAGTAAATAATGAGATACACACTACAAGTTCAACTACCTAGCTTAGGCTGGGTGCTTGCTATCAAGACTAGCGACTTATTCTACATGGCTAAGAAGAGAGCTAGATTAATTGCTCAAGGGCATAAAGTTAAATTAACTAAGGAGAAGAAGTAATGGACTTTCAAATATTATTAATATTAGCTTTTATGGCGGCTTGCTTATATGCAGTTGCTTTAATTATTAAAGATAAGGATGGTAAATAATGGATATACATTTAAACGAAGTAGGTACTACTAAACCTTTAATTTTACCTAAAAGATCTATAAGAGGTTATTACAAAGATTTTTTAACTGGTGAAACAAAAGTGCAAGTTAATGATAAAGAATATTCAGTTAGAGATTCTTTAATTGAAATACAATACTTAATGGGAGTTAATAGATGAATCTTAACTTAAGCCAACGTAAACTAAACAAACAAGAAGTAACTTTTTTATTATGGTTTTTATCTATAACACCTGATAATCCGATTGAAAATCCAATTGAAGATACTGTATTTAATTTTGACGGCATTGAATATACAGCAGTAGATTTTAAAAATCTATTTGTTAAATTAAAAGCAATTCAAAAATCTTATCAATCATGATTCCAGTAGAAGAAATAGCAACAATTGTTAAGTGGTCACAAAACATTAAAATAATAGAAGTTAATAACTGGGGAGATCATAAGTATACAAAAATTATATTTAACGATGGAACTATTAAAGTAACTGATAGACGTGTAGGTAAAGAAGAAGAAACGCATATTTATCCGTCTGATTTAACATTAAATGAAATAGCAGATTTATATTATAGGAGCAATAATGGTAGGTAAAAAAACACGATACGATCAAGCAAGCTGCTCAACATTACCATATATAAAAGGTATCAGCCAATATCAATCAAGAAATGAATGGCTTGATGTAGCTATAAAAGCAAGTGAAGGCGAATTGCCGGAACAAACTCCGCAGCTAATGCTTCAACGTATGGGAGATTTATTAGAGCCGGTTTTGTGCGAAGAGGCTAAAAATATATTAGGCCTTGAAAGCGTAAAAGTAGATTATGAGGAACCTGTAATGCACCCTACATTACCCCTAGCAGGTTCCTTAGACGCTACTGGCATAGCACATGAATTAACATTTAAAAATGGTGAATACGATCACGTAATTATTCCAGAGCAAGAAACAATTGTATTAGATGGACCTGGCGTGATTGAATGTAAAGCAACTCGTAATTCAGGCACTAATGATCTTGAAGAATGGCGAGGCGTATTGCAAGCTAAAGGCTTAATGGAATGCACCGGCTATAGCTGGGCAGCCGTTATTGTATTATGGCAATCAACAGATTTTAGAATTTATTTATATTCGCGTAAGCCCGAATTTCAAAAAGAGCTATCAGCGATTGTATTAGATTTTGATTACAGGGTTAAGCATAAAGAATATTATGCGCCTTCATCAAGTAATGATGCTAACGTTGTATACAAAAATGTTAATAAAGATATAATAACTTTAGGACGTAGTGCTGATATGTTTTGTGAAGAGATTATTAAAAAGAAAGAACACATAAAAGAATTAACAGAAGATATTAATAATCTTGAATTAAAATTAAAGAAATTTATACAAGATGCAGATGGCGGCCAAACAAATCAACATACAATAATGTGGCCTATGATTAATTACAAAGCACAACCAGAAAAAATAACGCCAGCTAAAGAAGCTAGGCAAGTAAGAGCTAAGACTCTAAGGATTAAAAAACATGGATGAGAATCAAATGAAAGCTGTTTGGGTAAAACCTGAAACGCATAAGATCTTAAAAGAATATTGTGATCAACACGGTAAAAAAATGATTTTTGTTGTTGAGCAATTGCTTAAAGAAAAATTAAAAGATAATGTCTAAATGGCATGGCGGTAAAGGAAGTAAACGCAGACCAGAAGATAAAAAAAAAATAAACAATAATTGGGACAAAATTTTCAATGCCGGAAAAAATAAAGAAGTCAGTAAAGATAAGAAATAAAAATACTGGCAAATATGAAATAGAACATCATTATTTAAAAAATAGATCAATTGAAGAACTCGAAACTTTAATTAATAATACAAGCACACGGCCAAAAATTAAATTAAAAGCATGCAGAGAATTAATTAAGAGAGGCAAAATTGGTTAACAGTAGAAATAAAGGAGCTGCATTTGAAAGAAAGATTGTTAACTATCTAAAAGAATTATCTGATGAACATAATGCTGATATACACATTACAAGAAATTTTGAGCAGCTATACAAAAAAGGAGAATGTGATATTAATTTTTTAAACTATGCAATTGAATGCAAATGTTATGCTGAAGGTAAAGGTTATAAATCTGGCTGGTGGGATCAAGTATGTGTATCAGCAGGTGATTCAAGAATTCCAGTTTTAGTTTATAAATATAATAGAAGTCCAATTGAAGTAGCTATGCCGTTTTGGTCTATTATGAAAGATGAGCCAAAAGATAATAATAAAATTTTTACTTGCAAATGGGAAGATTTTGTAGATATAATAAAAAAAAATACAATTTTCCAAGCTTATGTCAACAGAGACAAATAAAGATTTACGATTTTCAGAGTTCTGTGTTTTAGAATATTTAGATTATTTAGAAACCGACATGAGAATCAAACTAAGTTTTGATGAGTATGTATCTGAGTTTAGATATGTACTAATTGAAAAATGGCGCAATGAAGCGCAACCAATATTACATTAAAGGAGTAATTTATGGATATTTTGGGTATTAATACGAGTGGTGATAATGTTTTTATTAAGCATAGCAGCACGGATAAATGTTGGATGGTAGGAGAAGAGGCTCATCAAGATATAGTTCATATTCTTATTGATCCGGCTAGTATACAAACTGGTTGGGGTATATATGAAGGTGGCTATAGCTGGGAATGGGATGATAAGCCAGGCGTTTCTAAAGGACAACCTACTTCAGAACATAAAAGAGCATTCAGTGTTTGGATGTATACTAAAGAGCATGGGTCTAAGTTATGGCGTAGATTTAGCTGGGGCGAAAGTCAAGGCTTTAATTCAATGTGCGCAACGTTCTGGAATGATATAAAAGCAAATCCTGGAAAAGTTGTACATATGAAATATACTGGAGCTAAAGTCGAAAAGTTCAAAGTAGGTCAAGCAGCTATACCACAATTTGAATTTGTTAAATGGGCTGATAAGCCTGCAGATTTTGTTACTAACGATGTTGACATGCCTTTAGAGCAAGCAGCTACACAAGTTAATAATGATTTCAACTTTGCAATGGAAAATCAAACTCCAGAATCAGGTGATCCTAGATTTGACCCATCGGCGAAACCTTTAACTGAAGACGATCTACCGTTTTAATCATGAGAGAAGTCAACTTTGTAGAGTTGGCTCCTCGTGTAGGTCTTCATTTATTAGGAAAACCGACAAAAGAATCCAGCACAGAATATAGATGGGGTACTAATGGAAGTTGGTGCCTCAATCTTGAAACTGGATTATTTTTTAGTTTTGAATTAGATGAAGGAGGAGGAGTTATATGGTTAATCGACCACTTTAATCAAAACAGAAATGATATATTAAATATGTACAGTCCAGATATTAATGACATACAAGTAACTAAAACTAAAACATATAAACAATATAATCAACAACAAATGCGCTCATTGGCACAAGAGGCTGTTGTATTACTTAAATACACAGATTCTTTTGTAGTAATGAGGTTTGCAGATAATCATTCAATTAAACAAAAGTATGCACCATTCTGTAAACAAGGTGATAATTGGTTTTTAAAAAGGCCTGAAGGTTTAATGCCTATATATTATAAAGAAGCCGATGGCCCTATAGTTATTAGTGAGGGCGAAAAAGCAACTTTAGGCGCAAATCAATTATACGATGGACCTACAGCAACTTGGCATGGTGGCGTTAATAGCTGGAAGAAAGCCAATTGGGAACCTTTATTTGGAAAAGAAGTAATTATATGGCCTGATAATGATGAAGCTGGTTTTAAATGTGCCGATGAGCTATCTGAATATTTAACTGAAAATAAATGTACAGTGCAAATAGCTAAGATACCTGAAGCATTTAATGATAAAGATGATTTATACGATGCATATCACAATAATATTTTTGATAAAGAATCATTTAAAGATTATATAAATACTGAAGTTTCAAAGCCTAAAAAGCCTTCATTAGTATTACGAAAGATTTCTGATCTTATTACTAATATTCCTGAACCTGAATGGGTAATAGAAGATATTATGGAAAAAGATTCAGTAATAGATATTTATGGTGCACCTAAAAGTGGTAAATCATTTGTAGCTATTGATATGGCTTTATGTTCATCGTTAGGTATACCTTGGCAATCACATAAGACTGAACAAACACCTATTATTTATTTAGCAGGTGAAGGTCAACGAGGTATAGCAAGACGTGTACAAGCTTGGGAACATTATCATGGTCATGACTTAACAAATGCACATATGTTTGTATCAGATAGAGGCGTACGTTTTTTAGATGAAAAAGATCATCAGAATTTAATAGATCATATAAAACAAGTAGCTGATGAGTTTGGTGATATAGGTTGTTTATATGTTGATACTTTGGCTCGTAATTTTGGTGCTGGAAATGAGAATAGTACTGAAGATATGAACAAATTTATTGAACGTGTGGACATGTTAAAGTCTGAGTTCAGTTGTTGTATTGCTTTGATACATCATACAGGGCATGGTAGTATGGGTAGAGCACGTGGCTCCTCTGTGCTTCCTGCGGCTGTTGATGCTGAATTTGCAGTCAAACGACCTAAAGACGAAGGCGAAGAAATGAAAGTAGAGCTTACACAAACATTAATTAAAGATGGTAAACCTATGAATCCTAAGTACTTTAAGTTCAGAGAAATAGATTTAATTAATTATCCAGGCATGACTTCAGGTGTATTGGTTAAAACTGAATACGATGAATTTAAAGAAGAAGACTCTAAAATCGATGAAACAATATTAGTAATAGCTGAAATACAGGCTGCAAAAGCTGCAGCTGAAAATGTTGATCCTATAAATGTATGGGTAACACAAAAAGAAATTATTAATAAATCTGAAGATTTAAAGGAAAGTACAGTTAAACAACGAGTAAAAAGGCTTAAAGATGATAATAAAATTTATTACGAACAAGGTAAAGGCTATCAAGCTAAAAAGTATGATGCTATTGATTAGTTACATAATTAGTTACATTAGTTACATTTTAGTTACATTTCTTGCCCAACTTAAAGAAAAAAAGAGTTACATTTTGAGTTACATACATATACCTATAGGTATATGTAACTCATGTAACTTTTTGATAAGTCGATTTTTAGTAAAAAGTAACTGTTGATGTAACTATGAATTATAAACAAAAGAAAATTAAAGAGTTAGAAGCATTAGAAAAAAATAAAGTTTTTAACGAATCATTACGAAAACTTAACGCTATAAAAACAAAAATTAGTTTTGAATGGGGTAAAGATCGCATCTTAAGTTTAATAAGCCCTGAATTATTATTACGTTTTAAAAGAGCAGAAAATAAATACAGTATGGACTATCATTCAACATTTAATAAAGTTAAGTTAAACGAAATGATGATTAGAGCGTATGAAGCATTAATACAAGATGCTACTAATCGTGGTTATAATACATTATCACCAGAATTTATATATACAAAGCATCCTGATACGAATGATAATATTATTATTTGTGTGAATGAAGACGATGTACCAATAGCATTTGAAAAGTATAAATCTAAAGAAGATGTTATAATTTTTCATATTAATGAAATACTTATATCAATGACTGCAGATTTTATTGATATAAAAAAGAAAACACATAAGATCGGAGGCAGAATAAAAAGTTATGTTAATGTCAGTTAAAAGTAATATCAAGCCATTTGTTAAGCAGCTTAAAAAGTTTCAAAATGTTGATATCCCGAATATAACAAGAATTGCTTTAAATGAAACAGCTACTAGAGTTAAAGAACTCGAACAAGTACAAATGCGTAAATCATTTGATAGACCTAAACCGCAAACAATAAAAAGTATTTATGTTCAATTTGCTAAAAAGAATTATCCTATAGCCCGTATAACATTTAGAGACTGGGCACAAGAGTTTATACATAGAAATATTGTTGGAGGCATCAGAAGAGTTAAGAATACAGCAGTACCTACAATTAATGCACGATTAAATCAATTTGGTAATATACCAGGAAGAAAACAAGGTGTTGTAAAAGGTAAGCAATTTAGAGCAACAATCGATGGCATATATGGTGTATGGGAGCGTAATAAGAACGGTTTAAAGATCATACATAGGTTTGAAACTAATCCTAGATACGACGCTATATTTCCTTTTTATCGTGTTGCTAATAAAGCAGTTAAATATGTAATGCCGGTAAAGTTTGAGAAGGTTGCTAAATATTATATTAAGAAAGCAGGATATCAGATTAAATGAAGTTCAGTCAGCTGCTAAGTATGGGGATATCATATGAGGAAAAAGTTCTTAAAGTTTTACATAATAAATATCCCTTAGCTAAACGTATCGAAGGTCAATTCCTCGATTACGATATATGGATTCCTGAGTTACATAAAAGCGTAGAAGTTAAGTACGACAAGCGATCAGAAACAACAGGAAATATTATTATCGAGTATGAAAGAAATAATAAACCTGGAGATATATTAAGTACTAAGGCAGACTACTGGTGCATTCATACTAACACTGGATTTTTATGGATCAAGCCAATGAAGATTATTGAATGCATGCTAAGAGAAGATTGCCGAGAGATTAAAGTTGGGTTAGGTAAATGTTATTTAATACCTATACATATATTAAAACATTACAGCATGGAGAGAATGATATGATGCAAACAAAGGCATGTTCCAAAACAACAGTTACTTTATGGGATATAACCGGCGTGGTTATTCGCT